GCCCCCGGCGCGGGGGCGGCAGGCCCAGCCGGCCGCGGATCGTGTTGTGCCAGTAAATCCAGCCCTTCAGCCGGTCTGGCAGCGAGGGCCACCGCAGCCGGTTCTTGGCCCGAAGCTCGGCCTCGGTGAGCCGGTGCCGCTTCGGCGGCCGGTCGTAGACATCCCGCAGCCCGCGGGTCACCTGCGGGTGGCCGGAGTGCATCAGGTCGCCCCACTCCCAGGGGGTGCGAAGCTCGGCGGCGTCGGACAGGTGCTCCATCGAGCGGGCCATGGCCCGCTCGCCGCCGTCGTCGAGGATGCCGGCGGCGATCTCGGTCAGGTAGTAGGTGAACTGCTCGAACAGCGGGCGCTCCAGGTACTTGGCCTCGCCGCCGCGCGGGTGGTGCAGGTCGAGCCGCTCGTGCTGGTAGTGGGCGTAGACCTGATCGACGGTCACCGAGCCCTCCAGCAGCCCGGTGCCGAAGTGGCCGCGGTGCTGAAGCTCGGCGATCCGCGCGGTGAAGGTGCCGGGCATGATCACCAGCCCCCCACGTCGTCGAAGAACCGCGGCATCCGGGCCATGTCCGGCGGGGTGTCGGCGGCCAGCGACCCGTCGTCGGCACGCCGGGTGTTGCTGTCAGCCAGCGTGAACACCTGGCCGTCCCACGGGTTGTGGATCACCGCGTCGGCCGCATCACCCGGCCCGCCGGCCCCGCCCGCGGCGGTAACCGGGACGTTGATGTCGATGACGCCCTTGCGGATGTCCTCCAGGACCGCCTTGGCCTCGGTGTACCGCAGCACCACCGGGTGGTTCGGCCCCATCTCCTTCTGCTTGGAGTAGTAGGTGGTGGCCCACCAGGCGGCCAGGTCCAGGGTGAGGTCGCCGACCACCTGCGGCGCGTCGGACGCCTGGGCCCAGCTATTGCCGACGTAGACCTCCACCCGGTCCGAGGCGGCCTGGAGCGAGAGGGTTAGTTGCTGGTCCGATAGCTGCGCAGCCGTGCCGGTGCCCGCGTCGGTGCTGTCCAGCACCAGGCGCAGGTCAGTGACGGCGGCGTACAACGTCATGTGACAACCGCACCCCCGGCGGCGATCGTGGTCTGCTGCTGCGCGGTCAGGGTGGCCAGGTTGGAAGCGGTGCCGTAGGCGGCCTCCATCGGCGACCCGGCCGGGACGTCCACCACGGTGCCGCGCAGCACGTGCGTGACCACGCCGTCGTAGGGGACGTCAACGTCGGCGATCACCATCCGCGGGTTGGCTGCCAATGCGTCCTCCTCAGTTGGCCAGGGCCGCGTGCCCGACGTCGTCCTGGCCTGGCACGAAGGCGCGCAGGTTGCCCGCGCCGATTGCCTGGTACAGCAGTTGCGGGGGAGCGCTGCCGGCGGACGAGTCGGCGTAGATCACGCTGTTCTTGCGGAACAGCACCGGCCACAGCTCCGACCAGGCGGTGGCCGCGGTGCTGGCGCTGCCGTAGGTGCCCGCCGTCGCCGCGCCCGCGGCCACGGTGACGTCGGCGGTGAGCACGAACCGGGCCAGCGCCATCAGAACCCCCAGCCCGGGTTGGGGATCACCGCGTCGCCGACGCCGATGCCGCTGTCCCGGGGGCCGACGGCAAGCTGGCCGAAGGTCACGCTGCTGGCGTGGCCGCGGATGGCCGCGGTGACCGGGATCGAGGTGGCGGTCGAGGTGCCGTTGACCGCGAGGACCTCGGCTAGCTGGCCGGTGTCGTACAGCAGCAGCATGCCGTTGGTGAAGCTGGCCCCGCCGCTGGCCACGGTGATCGCGGTGCCGCCCGCGGCCAGGGTCGCGGTGGCCGTGCCGGTGGGCGCGACGGCCGACAGCGTGTAGTACCACTCGCAGGCCTTGCAGCGGAACGTGACCGCGCCGTCGATCGCCGTGAAGAACCGCAGCGTCCGGCACCTCGGGCAGGTGAGCCGGATCGAGGTCGGGATCGCGACGGCCACGGGCTACGCTCCCGCCCGGGTCCGGGCGCGGCGCGGCGGCAGGTCCACCGCGTCGTCGGCCGGGACCGACTCGTCGCCGGGCTGCGGCTCGCTCGCCTCCGGCGGCTCCATCACCTGGACCTGGGAGCTTCCCGCCGGGTCCGGGCGCGCGCCCTCCGGCGGGCCGGGGCGTCCGATCCGCTTTCCGGTGCGCGGGTTGATCGCCACGCCGAACAGCGACTTCGGCAGCATGCCCGGCAGCGGGTCGCCGGACTCCCTGGCCGGCCGGATCAGCGGCGGGTCGCGCAGCGGGGGCAGCCACTTCGCGGCCTGCTCGTCGGTCAGCTCGACCGTCTCGCCCGCCTCGATCAGGTCGGTCTCCTTGTTCGGGTCGCCCGGCCTCGGCTGGCTGAGGTTGGCCAGCGCCTGGTACTTGGACATCAGACTCCTGAGAGCAGGCAGATCGACAGCGGCTGGTCCAGCCCGATCGCCGATGCCCGCTGGGTGTCGGAGCGCCACGTCTTGCGCGGCTCGTCGCGGTAGAGCGGGCCGGCCACGAACGGAAGCTCGTCGGCGATGAAGCCGCAGCGCTGGCGCTGCATGACGATCGCGTTGCCGGCCGGGAGCTGCCGGGAGACCATGACGTCGAGGTTCATGATCTTCTGCGGCAGCACGCCCGTGTAGAGCAGGTTCTCGCTCGCGATGTCGCCGACGTACGGCGCGGCGAACGTGTTGCTCTGGAGGAACGTGTTCTTCGTCCCGTGGTTGATGATCAGGGTGTCGGCCTCGAAGCCCAGCCACTGGGTCAGGCCGGACGGGCTGACGATGTTGGCGTTCTCGACCAGGTACATCGCCTGGGCCAGGTCGGCGCGGATCGTGGCCGCGGCGGACGCCCAGGTGTTGGCGACGGCCAGGGTCTGGATCGAGGCGTTCGCCACCACGGCGGAGAAGAACGCGGCGTTCCAGCTATAGGTCATCGTGTTCTTGACCTGGAGCATCTGCCTGGTCACGGGGTCCACGGACTGGCGGCGGCGCATCTCGTCGGAGACCATGATCGCCATCGCCCGCTCGTGGCTGAACACGACCCGCGGCAGGCCGAGCGACGTCGGCACGATCGGCACCTCGCCGAACTCCGGCCTGATCTCGGGGAAGTCATCGGCGTAGAGCGGCGTTGACTCCGCGTACCGGACCGCGCCGGAGGGAGCTGCCCCGCCGTTGCGCAGCACCGAGTCCACGATGAACTCGTTCTGTGTCAGGTCCAGGATCAACTGAGGGATGGTCAGCGGGTCCTTCAGCAGTTCGTTGACGGTAATCCGCGGGCCGTCTGAGTACCCGCGTGCGGCAACCGGCATCGGTCAGTCCTCCTAGTTGATCCGGGCCCGGCCCAGGAAGAACGACGTCGCGCCTGTCCCGCCGATCTGCTGAGTGAGCATCCCGGCGGCGACGCCGCCGGGGTGGGTGCAGATGCCGACCACCTGGTCCGCGGCCGGCCCCGCGCCTGCCGGGCCGACGCAGCCGTTGGCGGTGGCGAGCAGCTTGATGCCGGGGGTGCAGGCCGCCGAGTACCAGACCCAGATATCGACGCCGCCGTAGTAGACGCTGGTGAAGTCGTCGAGCACCGAGATGTCGATGCCGGTCTGGCCGTAGGCGTTGACCGTGCCGGTCTGCGCGGTGATCACGTTGGCGTCCTTGCCGGCCACGCCGAGGCAGTGCACCGACGCCGCGGTGCACGGCTTGACCGTCAGGTCGGTGGTGCCCGCGGTCTGGGTGGTGTGCTCGACCAGTTGGCCGCCGAAGATCAGCGCACTGACCTGGTAGTTCGCCGGCCCCTGCTTGTAATGGGGAAGAACCGCGGTCATTGGCTGACCCTCCTAGTTGCTGTTGGACACGCCGACCGCGAGGGCGGTCTGGTCCCGGTACGTGGTGGCGCGGAACGTGCCGCCCGCCGTGGTGACGGCGGTCTGCTCGGCCGCGGAAAGCTCCACGACCGTGCCCGCCTGGATGGTGCGGGCCGGCTGGGCGTAGCCGGACGCGGCGATCGTGAAGGTCTTGGTGATCATGACCCTGGCCATCAGGCGGCCCCGCCGCCCCGGATGCCGAAGAGCTGGGCCTTGGCCCGGGTCACGACCTCGTCGCGCTCGGTGGCCGCCTGGCCGCGCTGCTCGGGCTCGTCCATCTCGGTGCCAAGCTCGACGCCGAGCCCCAGTTGCTGGCCCAGCTTCTGGTACTCGGAGAGGACCTTGCGCATCACCTGGCCGGCGTCCACCGACTTGCCGCCGGCCAGGTCCACCACGTGGCCCGCGCCCTCCAGCAGCGGCGCGGCCAGGTCGGCGATGTAGGGCGGGGTGCCGCCGCCGACCAGCTTCTGCCGCTCGTTCAGCCACCGCTCGTGGTCGAGCTGGCCGGTGATGACGGCGAGCTGGCGGGCGTTCTCGTCACCGGTTGCCTGGGCAAGCTCCAGCGCCAGCGCGGCCTCGCTGCTGAGCCCCGCGCCCGCGGGCTCAGGCTCGGGCTCGGCCTCCGCGTCCTCGGCCTCCAGCTCGGCCTCCAGCGCGGCCAGCTCCTCGTCGGACATGCCGTCGATCGCGTCGGCGATGGCCTGCGCGCCGTCCTCGGGCGCGCCCTCGCCGGAGTCGTCCTCGCCGGAGTCGTCGCCGTTGAGCCCGTCGATGTCGGCCTGGCTCAGGTTCGGCAGGCCCTCGACCAGCGCGGTGATCTTGTCGGGGTCGAGCTTGAGCAGCTTGGCGAGCTTGTCCGCCTGCTCATCGGTCAGGTCCGGCATGCCGGTCTCCTTCGTCGTGGTGAACTGCTCGGCGCTGAGGTCGAAGGTGATCTCGGCGTCGTTGCTGGCGGCGACGGCCTCCCAGCCGCCCATGCCGGGGATGCGCGGGTCCAGGGTGGCGAGCACGTGCTGGATCGCGCGGGGGAAGAACTTTCCGTCGGACCGGTCGTACTGCTCGACGATCCGGGCGGACACGCCGCAGGCCGGGTTGTCGGCGAGCACCCTGCTGCCGCGCTCGGTGGGCTCGACGCCGACGTAGAGACCGTCGGGCCGAAGCTCCATGTCGGCGATCTTGCCGCCGAACCGCTCGACGTCGTTGGTGTGCTTGTTCTCGTCGCCGGCAAGCTGGAACGGGACCTGGTCGTAGGCCTTGTCGCGGAAGGACTGGACCAGGCCGGCCAGGTAGCCGGGATCGAACTTGAGCACCCGGCCGCGGTAGTTGATCTCGCCGACGGGCAGCAGCTTCTTCCACCACCGGGTGCCGGCCTGGCTGGCACGGGACCCGGTGAACGGGGTCAGGATGGCTGCGGTCACGAGCCGCCCCGGTTCTGCGCCCGGCGGGCGAAGTTGTGCGCCCGGGCGTGCGGGAAGCCGCGGCTGCGGAGCTTCTTGTAGATGCCCTTGCCCTTGGGGCTGAGCATCTTCAGGTCGTCGCTGTCGGGCTCGCGGCCGGTGACCCGGCCGCCGTCGGACGCCCCCCGGGCCGGCGTGGCGAGGGTGCTGATGGCGGGGATGCCGTACCGCTGCATCAGCGGGGTCTGCACCGGCCGGGACTGCAAGGGGGGCGATGGCTGGCGGGCAGCCGGCCGGTGGAATGGCGTGCCGGCATCCCGGTTGTGGGTGCCGATCAGTTCGAGCAGCGCGCCGCGCTGGCGGGTGTGCGGGCCGAGGTCCCGCCCGGCCCGGCTGGCCACCCAGCCGCCGTCGGTGCGCCGGATGCTGCCGATCTCGCCGCCGCCGCGGCGGTGCCGGATCACCGCCCCGGAGCCGTCCTCGGCGCGGACGATCATCACGTCGTAGGGGCTGCTGATCGCGGGCAGTTCCATGGCGAACTCCAGGGCGGGGCCGGTGTTGGACGCGGCCCAGGACGCCTTGAGGGCCTTGGTCTTGCCGTACTGGGCGGCGGTGCGGCGCAGCAGGCCGGCCAGGGCCGCCCGGCGGGCCGGGGACTTGACCCGGCCGACTGCCCGGCGGGCGTCCTCCCATGACTTGGGGCTGGTGACCGGGAAGCCGGGCGCTGCGCCCTTGCTCGGCGGCGGCAGCGCGTGCCCGGCCTTGTACGCCGTCTGCCGGCCTGCCTTCCTGAGGTTCTTGTTGCTGCCCCGGGCGGCCTTGCCCAGCTCCCCGATGTTCGGGCCGATCGGCTTGCTGTACTGGCCGGCGGCCTTCCGCTCGCTCTTGGTGGCCATGCCCTCACCGGGCGGCCTGCGCCGGACCGGGGCTGCCTTCGCGCCGGGTCGGCGCAGCGGGCCCTCGGAGCGGGTGCCGCGGCCGGGGGTGCGGGCGGCGATGCCGCGGTGCATCGCGGCCATCCGCTCGTGCCGGGCCCGCAGCGCCGCCGAGCCCGCGGACCGGGCCGCGGCGGCGTGCAGCCGCGCCGCGGCCAGGTGCTGGTAGTCCGAGCCCTTCTTGCCGCGCAGCGCCGCGGTAGCCCGCAGCGCGGTCAGCGACGGGGAGGCGTTGCGCAGCCGACCCTGCTGGGTGCGGACGTCGCGGGAGACCAGGCGGCCGGTATGCGCCCGGGTGCCGCGGCCGGGGCCGTGGTAGACCCAGCCGTGCGTGTAGCCGTGCGGGCCGACCAGGTCGATGGCAGCGAGATCATCCCGCAACTGCTGGAGGACTGAGCCCATCCCCGCATGCCTCTCCGGTCACCAATAAGGGACCGGCGCGCAAAGCAGGGACCGCGCGGCGAGCGCGGAGCGGGGATTACTCGCCGTCTAAGCCGGGATGGTACGCGATGATCAGGTCGGCGGGGAAGAGGGGACTACTCGGCGTCCTCGTCCTCGGGCTCGGGGTCCTGCACCGCCACGGCCTGGGTATGCCACTGCCCCGGCCCCTCGAAGTGCACCCGGTCCTCGCCGGCCATCTGCGCGCCTTCCGCCACGTGCGGCGGCCAGTACCCGTCTCCGGTCTTGAAGTGGTACGCGCCGCCTACCGCCCGGGTATAACTCCCGACCTGCTCGACCAATTCCGGGCTGTCCACGATGGCCACCGGGTCGATGTCGATCCGGTGGGTCTCGTCGTCGTGGAACACGCCCAGGTAGAAGCTCTTGCGCTCCAGCGCCGGGCGGAACAGCTCGCGGGCCCGGTCCATCGCCGCGCCGAACTCGTCCCGGGTCGCCGTCTCGGGCACGCTGACGGTGGTCATCCCGCGCGGCTTGACGCTGATCGCGTACAGGTCCGCGCCCTGCGGCAGCGGCCGGCCGGTGTGCGTGTCGATTGTCTCGCCGCCCCAGGACTTGCGGGCCTCGGCGTAGCTGCGGTCCTTGATCTCGTCCCAGTGCTCGTCGAGCCCGGCGATCGGCGAGGAGTCCCGCTTGGCCCGGTCGATCCACGAGTTGCCCTTGGCGGCCAGGGCCTGGAACTCGTCCCGGCTGACCGCCCGGCTGTTGCCGCGGGCGTGCTCAGGACCGATCACCGGGTAGTCGGGGCGGCCCTGGCCGACCTTAGTGGCCTGGTACTCGCGCTCCCGGCTCGCCAGTTGCCCCGCGAGCCCGCCCCGGGTCCAGCGGCCTTTTGGGTCACGTGGCTCACCCTCCCACGCAGCCAGGTCCAGTAGCTGGGCGGTCAGGCTGTCCTCGTAGTCGCCGAACATCGCGGCTAGCTGGTTGGCCAGCCCGGACACGCCCTTCTCCAGCGGGATGTTGTGCTGGTCGGCGTAAGCGTTCCAGCGCTTCCACCAGTTGCGGGTCATAGTGGCCCGGCCTTTAGCCCGGGCCTGCTCGCCCTTGGTGCCGTGCTTGGCGTTCCAGTCATCCATCGCCTGGTTGGCCCGCTGCTGCACCAGCCAGGTGATCGCCTGTAGCTCGTGCGGCTTCATCAGCTCGCCCTCGCGCTCGCTGATCATCTTGGCGGCCTTGCGGTACTGGTCGGCCACGTACTCGTGCTGGCGGACGTCGCCGATCGGGGCCTTCTCCATCTTGTCGCCGCGGATCACCCCGCCCGCGGCCACGTTGACCGCGTGGGTGTCGATGACCACGTGCCCGTAGGGGTCCTCGGGCACGTCGTCTCCGTTCTTGATCAGCGCGCCGAAGCTGTGCGTCTTGGCGGTGGACATCAGCACGTCGATGCCCTCGCCGTCCATCGCCCGCTGCGCCTTGTCGGCCATCGCGTTGGTGACGAAGCTGCCCTCGCCGGGGCCGATCGGCTTGCCGCGGCGCACCGACTCGGCGGCGTTGAACATGTTGGCCGGCCAGACGTTCTTCGGGCTGTAGGTGGACAGCAGGATGCCGCCCTTCTCCGCGTCGCCCTCGCCGATGTACTTGGCGATGTCGTGCACCTGCCGGTACCAGCGGCGGCCCTGCATCTTGGTGCCCTCGTCGGCCGCGTCGTAGGCGGCGATGACGTTCTCCGGGGTGACCGGGTTGCCGCGCCAGAACGGGTGGTCGGCCGGGTTGCGGTAGCCGCTCTTGGTGAATAGCCGCTTCGGATCGGGCACCGTGTAGCGCTTCACGCTGCCGGCCGGGCCGGGCGCGGCGAAGCCGAGCAGCTCGTCGCCGGGGGTCCTGATCCATTCCCCGGTGTGCGGGTCGCGCCGCTCGTGCATCCACGCCGGGTTGCCGAGGTCGATCAGGTCGAGCAACTGGCCGGCCAGGCCGTCGGTCACAACGCCCTCAACTGCGCTATGTCGGCGCGGAGCTGGGCCCGCAGCGCGATGATCTTCGAGTGGATCGTGGCCGCGCTCATCCGGTGCCGGGGCACGCCCCGCTTGCGCGGCGTGCTGCTGGCGCTCTTGCCCGCCTTGCCGGCCCTGGCCGCGCCGGCCTTGCCCGCCTTCCCGGCCCTGCCGCCGGCCGCGCCGCGGTGCCGCCCGCCCGTGGCCGCCCGGTACTGCGCCTCCAGCGCGGCGATCTGCCGCCGCAGCCCGGCGATCTTGGTGCGTAGCTGGGCCTTGCGCCGCGCGACGTTCCCGGGCTTAGCCTTGCCCTGGCCCGCGCCCTGCTGGGTGGTGAACTGGCCGCCGGCCGCCGATCCCGGCGGGGCGTGGTACGGGTTGAACAGGTCGATCGGCTCGCAGGCCAGCTCGATCAGCGCGTCGGCGACGTCCAGGCCGGTGACCGAGTGGCCGTGGCTGGCCTTGGCCCGGGCCTGCCGGGCCAGCTCGCCGGCCTCGGCCCGGCCCGCGGCGGCGCGCACCTCGGGGTGCACGTGGCCGCCGCCGCGCAGCCACTTGCGGATCGCGCCGCGGGCTATCGCGTAGGCCTTGCCCGGCGGCATGCCGCGCTTCTCGATCAGCGCCTTGACGATCTGCTGGAGATAGGGGGTGTGGCCCATGCCCGCGACGTCATACAGCCCGGGACCGCCGGGCCGGCCGCGCGGCGCGGGGGTCCGCTCCAGCATCGCGGTGCGGGCGCTGAACGTCAGCGCCGGGGCGGCGTTCCTGCGCTGCCGCTTGCTCCTGGGCAGGGTCTTCTCGACCAGCCGGGCCGGCGTCGTGATCACGTTCAGCGCGGCTCGCTCGATGTTCGCGCCGGGGGTCCGCACCTGGCCGTACTGGTCGGTGCTGCGCATCCGGCGGTGCATCCGCACCAGGGCGAGCAGCGCGGCCTTCTGCGCGGCGGTCAGCCCGGCGACCCTGATCCAGCCGTGCACGTAGCCCTTGGGGCCGACCAGCTCGACCGCGGCGGCGTTCCCGCCGAACGCGCCGACCGCGGCGGTCATCATCTGCGGGGTGAAGTGCCCGGCAAGACGGACAGCGTAGGCGTGGCCGTGGCCCTTCTTGCGGAGCTTGCGGTACACCGCCCGCTGGGCCTTGGTCCGCAGCCCGGCGTGCCGGGCCTGCTCCTTCAGGGTGGGGGCCTTCATGCCGCCGTGCACGTGGCCGCGGGTCTCGAACAGCGAGGCGAAGCCGGCGGCCTCCTTCTTGCTGACCTTCCGGCCGAACACCGACCCGGCGCTGCCGCTGATCCACTCCCCGCTGCGCGGGCTGCGGCTCTCGCGCAGGTAGGCCGGGGCGAAGGTCAGCTCGTTGGACGCCGCGACCAGGAGACCAGCGGTGCTAGCGCCGGGGTCACTGGTCGCCTGGTCGCGGCGGTCCTGGCGCTCCGATGCCCGCCGTTGCGCCAGGGGCAGGGCGGGCCCGGCGTCCCGCCGTTCTCTCGCAGCCTGCCGGAGCCGGTCGTTCCGGCCGCGGGCGTCCTCGATGTCCATCACCGCGAGCCGGTGCCGGTGCACCTGGTGCATCAGCGCCTTGGCGGCCTGGTGGCCGTCGTCGTCGGTGATGCCGTGCCGGACCAGGTTGCGCGGAGTGAGGACCTCCATCGCGGCGTCCAGGTGCCGCTTGGCCCCCTCGGTGCCGCCGCGCTGGAGCACCCGGGCCGCATCCCGCACGTGGCCGCCGGCCACGGTCTCGGGGTGCGACTGGTCCAGTTGCTGCGCGGTGCGGCGCATCCGGCGCGCGGCGTCAGCCTGCATCGGGCCGGTCGCAGCCACCCGTGCCATGGGGTCCCCGCTCTCTGGCAGCCGGGCGGGGACCGGGCTCTAGGGCCTGAACACGTTCAGTATGCCCCGCCAGACGCGGGTCAGGAAGGGACCGAGGTATCCGGCGGGGTCCCGGTGTCGGTGGTCATCGTGTCGGTCGCGCCGCCCGTGTCAGTGACGGCGGTGCTCCCGTCGGTGATCACTCCCGTGGAAGGGTCCGTGACGGGCGGGGCCGGGATCGGGTCGGCCGGGGCGGTGCCCGGGTCAGTGGGCGCGACCGGCACGATCGCCTGGAGCCCGGTGTCGGCCCCCTGGAGCGCGCTGACCGCGTTCTGCACCGGGGTCAGGTCCACGCTCGGCACGGCGGAGTGGTCGGTGATGAACTGCTGCAACGTCGCCGTCGCCGCGGATACGTGCTGGCCCACCACGTTGATCGCGTCGGCTAGCGACTGGACCTCGGCTGCCTGGTCGGTCATGATCTTCTCCAGCTTCCGGTCGATACTGGCTAGTGCCTGGAGGACCGCGGCGGGAAGGACGGCGTCCGCCTGCACGACCGCTGGCGGCGTCTGGCTGAGATCGATGATCAGGAAGTTCCCCGCTGGTCCTGTCACGCAGCAAACCGTAGCAGCCGACCGGCCGGCGGGTCAGCCCCTCCGGGCAAACGCGGCGCGAAGCACCCCTGAACGGCCGCCGACTTCCGGCGCGCCGGGGAACGGCGGGCCCGGCACGCAGCGGCAGTACAGGTGCACCCCGCCGGGGAAGCCGATCGCGGGCATCTTGTCGGCCCGGTAGTTGTGCCGGTTGGCGGCCAGGCATTCCGGGCTGGTGCGCGAGTCGCATTTCGTGTACCAGCCGAGCAGCATCCCGTAGTCGGCGGCGGCCAGGTCGGTCTGCTCGGCGGCCCGGGCCCGGTTCCACATCGCGTCCAGGTGCATGCCGTAGTACCGCCGCTCCCGGTTCGCCGCGCCGCGGAGCGCGAACGGGTCGCCGCCGGACAGCACCCGGGCCTGGTCGGCGCTGAACCGGCGGCTGGAGGCGACCAGGAACTGGGCCCGCCGGATCAGGTTGAGCCGGGCGGCCTGCGCGCCGGCCGTGCCGTGGAAGCCGGCCCGGTCCGGCGGGTGGTCCATCACGATGCGCAGCGCGGACCGCAGCGACGCCTGCCGGACCTTCAGCGCGGCGAACACCGCGGCCAGCGCCGCGGCGGCGCTGCCGACGGTCACCGCGGCGGACAGCACCTCGGCGGCGGCGAGCGCGGCCTGCTGCTGCTGGGCGGCGGTCGGCTGCTGCTGCTGCGGCGGCGGGGCGGTCATGCGTGCGGCGGGGCCTGCTGGACGGGCGGCGGCGGGATCGTCTGCACCGGCCGCCGCTGCGGGGCCGGCGGTGCCAGCACCAGCGGCGGCAGGTCCGGGCGGTGGGTGTGCGGAGCCAGGTACGTGGCGATCCCCGTTGCCAGGAACGCGATGATGATCGGCAGGTTCTGCTGCTGGTCGGGCGTCAGGTTGTCCTTCAGCCAGGGGATGACCTCGATCAGCAGCGCGGCCAGGTAGCCGAAGATCAGGGTGGCTGACGTGCCCGCCGCGGCCTTCTGCTCGATCGGTCCTGAGAACATGATCACTCCTACGCGGGGGCCGGGTGCACGGTGATGCTGCGCTGGACGACCTCATGCACGTCGTGGCCGGTGGCCGCAGCGTGCATCGCGGCGTGCCAGAGCATCGGCTGCACCCCGGCCGCGTCCGCCGCGTCCTCCTTCCAGTCGCCCGCGTCGCACCGGGCGGTGCCGACCTCGGTGCCGGTGATGTTGATCGGGTGCAGTTCGTCCATCACGCCCCCCGGCGCGTGTCAGGCCATCCGCCCGGGGGGCGGCTGCATCGGCGGCATCGGCGGCTGCCGCGGGGGCTGGCGCTGCTGGCCGGGCAGCGGCGCGGCCGGCAGCCCGCCGCGCTGCTGGGCCGCCCGCTGCGCGATGCCGGTGGCCGCGCTGGCCATCCCGGCCATGCCTCCGATCGCGGCGGCGGCCTGCTGCGGCACCCCGGGCGGGGCCGCGGCGGCAAGCTGCTCGGCGCGCTGGTTAGCGGTGGACACCAGCGCCTGGTGCACCTGATCGACGTCAAGCTGGAGGATCGTGGCCATCCGCTCGGTGATCAGGTCGAGCACGGACAGCGGGATGTGCAGCGCGGGCGCGGCGGCCAGGGTCTGGAACATCGTCAGCAGCGCCTGAATCTGCTCGTCCTGGAGCGGCCCGAACTTCCACTTGGGCATGACCGCGCCCGCGCCGAAGTTGAGCATCACCAGCGGCCGGACCACGTCGTAGCTGAGGCTCTCGGCGATCTCCGCGGCCACGCCCTGGCGGGACTTCAGGTAGAAGCTCGACTGGTCCTGGCTCATCGCGTAGGAGCCGCGCCCGCCGGTCGCCGTGCCGGTCAGCGCCATGAAGCCGGCCAGCACGCTGTGCACCTGCCAGGATTCGAGGAATCCCATCGCCTCGGTGAAGAACTTGCCGCCCTCGGCCGAGCCCTGGAGTACCTCGAAGCCCTGCTGGCCGTCGGCCGGGTGCACCAGGCCGACCACGCCGCTGCTCTTGAGGCTGGCGATGTCGTCGGCCCGGGCGTTGGCCTCGGGCTGGTCGTTGCCGTAGACCACCACCCGCGGCAGCGCGGTGTTTTCGAGGAAGTTGTACCAGAGGAACAGGAGCTTCATCTTCGTCTGATAGCACCAGTACGACAGGTCCATCTCGGACACGCCGGTCAGCGGCTCGCGGTGCTTGCCGTGCGTGTAGATGAAGCTCCTGATCTCGGGGATATCAACGTAGCCGGGCACCTTCTGCGTCTTGGACAGGCTGGCGAGCTGGCTGCCGAACATCCAGACCTGCTGGCGGAAGCCGGTCTTGGCCCCGCTGCGGGAGTTGTACCGGGCCTGGCAGGTGGCCTGCGGCCGGAACGCGATCTTGTCGTAGACGATCCTGCCGTCGGAGTCGCGCTGCTTCCAGACCTTCTCGAAGAACGCCCGGCGGTATATCTGGCCGGAGGTGACCTGGCCGACAAGCTGCTGCACCGGGGTCTTCATCCCGTCCTCGGTGTCCGGCGTCATGATCACCGAGCGGGCGAAGTCGCACTCGCCGCTGTCTCCCTTGCCGGGCTCGATCGAGTAGTCGGCCTCACGGATCGGCAGCGTCAGCACCTGCTCGACCGCGCTGGCCACGCCGTCGCGGCGGAACATCGCCTTCATGTCGCGGGACTGGAACTCGCCGTAGTCGAAGACGTCGCCGCCGCCGAAGTAGCTGAACAGCCGCTGGCCCGTGTCGAACTGGGTGCCAAGCTCGGGGCCCAGCAGCTTCCTGCGGTTCTTGATCTTGATGTCGGGCAGGCTGACGGCGTCGGCGCTGCTGGCGCTGCCCCGCGGTGGCACTACCGCCACTCCCTGACGTTGTCGCGGACACCGGTAGCGGGGCGTCCGTGGTCCCGGCGGGCCGGCACCAGGCCGGCGAACGGGTCGTCGGCGGTGTCCAGCCCGAGGTCCCACGTACCAGGATCAGCGTAGACCCCGCCGTGCGCCTGGGCCAGCCGCCGCCGGGCCCGGGAGTGCACCGGGCTCGTCATGTCGTCGAGCTGCGCCTGGTCGGCCCAGGGCCGCGCGCCGTGCCGGCCGGGCGGGCCGAAGTTGCGCTTCAGCAGCGGGCTCATCGCCCACACCAGCGAGTCGAGCCGGTCCGGGCTGCGCTCGCCCTGGGCCCCGGTGAACGTCGCCATCTGGTCCTCAAGCTCGGGCATGTCCTGCTCGGGCACCCGGTGCTGCTGCCTGCCGGTAGTGGTCACCTTCGCGACGTGGCAGTGCCGGACCAGGCCGCCGTGCTGCTCGTACAGCGCGGAGACGGGCTCGGCCCGGGTGCGCTTGGCCTGGCTGGCGTGGATCATCCGGTACGGCACCCGGACGCCCATCCGCCGCATCACCTCCTCGAAGGTGACCTTCAGCCAGCCGCCGCCGTGGTTCTTCTCCACCAGCAGCCGCACCGGGGTGCCCTGGTAGGCGCGCTCCAGCTCCTTGGCCCGCAGGATCACCCGCTTCGCGAACGGGACGGGTGCCTCCTGGCCGCCCCAGTTCTCGATCACGTAGATCGGGTGCGGGTCCTCGGTCATGCCGACGCCGACCACCGTGTAGGCCTGCTCGTCGCTGGTCTCGCCGCCGTCGGACGGGTCCACCCCGATGTTGATCTCGCGCAGCGCCTCGGGCTTCCAGCCGATCCGGATCGAGTCGAGCAGGTCCCGGGTCCACAGCGCGTTGGCGACGTCGTCGAGCAGCTCGCCCTCCAGCTCCTGCCGCTCCAGCCGGGTGCCCTGCGCCGCGCCGATCACCGCGCGCAGGAACTCGTCGCTCAGGTTGGCCGCGTTGTCGATCGTGCGGAGCCGGCGGACGATCACGCCGCCCTCGCCGGGGTCGTTGCGGATCAGCGCGCGGACCAGCTTGCGGGCCGGCCGGGCGGCCTTCGGCGTGCCGGTCGCGATGATCTTGGAGATGCCCTCGCGGACCGCGTACCGCAGCGACTCGTTCCAGGCCGTCTCCCACTTCTCCCACAGCCCGATCTCGTCGGCCCAGGCGGCCTTCAGGTTGCGGCCCTGAATCCGCAGCCCGCCCTCGGCCGCGGAGTCGGCGTAGATCACGATGCCGTTGTGCAGCACCACCTGGCCGTAGGTCCGCCAGGCCGCCTTGACGGTCGCGGACTTATGGTCCTTCACCTCCTTCATCGACGTGCCGAGCGCGCGCAGGATGCCGGCCTTGCCCTCCACGCACTTGGTCCAGGCGTCGGCGTAGGTGGGCGCGATGATCCCGTACTCGCCCTCGCCGTCCGGGTCGTTCAGCACCCACTCGGCCAGCCCCTGCGCGCCGGCCCGGGTCTTGCCGGAGCCC